GCCCCGGCACCCGGGGCGGGTGGGGTTCAGAGTTCGGCCAGGACCGAGTACACGGCGAAGGCCTGGATCTCGGGATCGTCCTTGCTGATCACGCCGCGCTCGCCGTTGCAGAACTCGACGGCCAGATCACCGTCAGCAAGCTTCTCGATGGACTTGATGCGGTTCTGCGGCGTGACGTCGATGATTCGGGTGCTGGCTGCCAACATTTCTTTCTCCCGTTTCTCCCCGGGGTGGGGAGGTGTTGAATATCACCGTTTGGTGATGTGTTGGGAGAAGATTACCAATTGGTAATTTTTAAGGCAATACCAAAAGGTAATTTATTTTGTAACGAGCATGAAAAAGCCGCCCGGAGGCGGCTAGTCGGATCTGGTTCCTGTGGGGCGGCTACAGCAACGCTCTGTATGCCAAGTATCCGCCAGTTCCAAATAGTCCCATAGAGGTCAGCCAAAGAGCCACCGCGGCGACTTTGAACCCCAACCCAGTCTTCGCATACGACCCTGTGTAGCAGGCTTGTGAGAAGTACCTAAGCCCTGCGGTAATGCCGGCCGCGCCCACTCCTGCTACGAATGCCAGCATGCTGTGGTTCAACGAGGTTAGGGAGTATGCGGAGACGCCTTCTGCTTTGGTCGCTAGATTGCCGAGGAAGGCCAACAACGCGATGGATGCACCCCCGTTCACGAGGATCGACGACTTGACCGCAAACTCAGCTGTGTTCTGGTCGGCCAAGAACTCCTGCACGTTGGATGCAGACTGATGCGCCATGCTGATCTTAGCGTGTTCGATTTCCAGTTCAGCGAGAAACCGCTTTCGGTCTTTCTCGTGTTCGCCGTCTCCATCATCGGCCGCTATAAAGCGCTCGAGGTTGTCGATATGGATTTCGGTGAAGCCTTGGTTCTTGGCTGCAGCCACCGCGGATATCAGACGGTCCCTGAACGTCATGGATCTCAACCTAGATTAGACCGGCACGAACTTGCCAATCACGACGCCGCAAATGGTCGCGGTGCCGTTCACTCGGATGACCTTGTCAGGCCAATCGGGATTGAGCGGACGAAGAAAGCTCTCGCCGCCCTCAATGATGAGCTGCTTGAATGTGGCGCGCTTTTCGTCCTCCAGGCGCACCACCACGTGCTTGCCGTGGTCGGCCTCGCGCGACGGGTCGACGAAGATGATGTCGCCATCCTGGAATTTCGGCTCCATGCTCGCGCCTTGGACCTTCAACGCGAAGGTGTTAGGACCGTGCGGCCGCGGGCAGGGCAGCCATTCCTCAGCCTCAGCCGGCTGAAAGTTGTCACAGATTTCCGCCCATGCCCCCGCCTGAACCCATGAAATCACAGGCACCAACCCCCTTATCTCTGGCGCTTCGCCAATGTTGTCTCCGGTGATGCCTGGGCCCAACGGGCTATCTTCGTCAACGTTTTCCAGGTATCGGAATGGCATGCCGACCGCTTCTTCCAGGTTGCGCGCTTTCCGGCTGCCGAACGACTTGGTCTTCAGCAGGCCCGAGATCTCACCCTGGTTCAGTTGGTAGCGAGCAACGAAGGCGGCCGTGTTCGGGAAATGGTCGTTGATCCATTTCCGCAGTTGGCGCCGGCGGTTGTCGACTTCTTTCTGTGCGGTACTCATGCCGGCGATTCTCCGATACCAAGAGGTAAAACACCAAAAGGTGAAAAATCGCTTGCGTTGAAATTACCAAATGGTAAACTCAGCGCATGAGCACAGACCACGATACCTCCCCCCGTGTCCCCGTCGAGCCGCTGCTGAAGTGGCTGCGCGAAACCCCCAAGGCTGAGGCCGAAGCGCGATGCGCCAAGCACAACACCTCGGTGGGATATCTGCGGCAGATCGCCTACGGCTACAAGCTCGCCGGCCTGATTGCCGCCGACATCGAGCTGATCACTGACGGCCAGTGCCGGCGCCAGGACCTTCGGCCAGATGACTTCGCGCGCTTCTGGCCCGAGTTGGCCACGCCCGCAGCGGCCCAGGAGCCGAGCCATGCGTGATCCCGACCCGCAAGAAGACCGCATCCCGATAGGTCCGCTCGATGTGTAGCGCATCAATGCACCGTCGCGCCGACGCGGTCGTCGGTGGTCCACGCCATGCGGTCGCGCTCGGCGCGCAGCTCTTCGAAGATGGCCATCACCGCGGCTTCGGACGGGTCGACGAACGTGCGCCTGGCCATGTCCTGGGCGGTGATCAGCAGCTTTTCGGTTTCGGTCAGATTTTTCATGCCGCCAGTTTGGCGAAGGTCGCCTTCAGCAGCATTCCCTTTCACTTGAACAGCGTTGAAGCCTCATGAACGCCCCTCAAATTCCCTCTTCATCCCAGCCGCAGGGCGAGACCCTGATCCGCAAGGCCTTGACCACCATGTCCAAGGCCACGCGCGCCGAGGTCATGCAGGCGGCCGGCTGGAAGGATGAATCGTCGATCACCCAGGTGCTGAACAACAACGCCGGCATCAAGCTGGAGCAGTTGGACGCCATCCTGGAGGTGTTCGGCCTGTCGATCGTCGAGCAGTGGTACATGGACTACCTGGCCCGTGGCAATGCCATCGGCGCCAACTGCTGCCGGGCCCGGCTGAGCCAGGGCACGTGCGGAGCGGCGTAGCCATGCGGTACCCGCTCAACGCCCGCACGCGCCAGCGCGCCCACCAAGCGATCGACGCCGCGCCCGATGGCTTCTTCTTCGCGCCACCCGTCGAGCCCACCCGCACGCTGGGCCAGTCGGCCAAGCTGCACGCCATGCTTGCCGATGTGGCGCGCCAGGTCGAATGGCCCGTGAACGGCAAGATGGAGCGCCTGAGCGTCGACGACTGGAAATCGGTGGTGGTGGCCAGCCTGATGCAGGAAAAGCGCATGGCGGCCGGCCTGCGCGGCGGCTTCGTCATCCTGGGCAAGCGCACCAGTTCGATGTCGATCCGCGAGATGTCCGAGGCCATCGAGTTCCTGTACAGCTTCGGCGCCGAGAACGACGTCAAGTGGTCTGAGCCGGTCGACGTGCCGGGGTGGGTGCGCTGATGTCCTGGTCCGAGACTTCCATCGCGCGCGCCCTGGCGCGGCAGACCTTCAACCGCAAGTACCTGGTCGTGGTGCCGAACTGTAACTGGACCGGGCACGAGTGCGACCTGCTGGCCGTGACTGAAAACCTGCGCATCATCGACGTCGAGATCAAGATCAGCCGGGCCGATCTGAAGGCCGACGCCAAGAAGGAGAAGTGGTGGCGACGTGAGCGTATCGGTTCTTGGCCGACGTTGACGGAGATGCGCTACAGCGCGTGGGAAAACGACCTAGTCTTGTACAGCAAGCGTAAAAGCGCTCGATACAAAAGCACGCCCAAGGATTGGCCCAGCAAGGTCTGGAAGCACTATTACGCGCTGCCCAAGGAAATATGGCATCCCGACCTATTGGCGGCGCTGCCGAGTACCCAGAGCGGCGTTCTTCTGCTGGATCGGGAAGGATACCCGCGCCCGGTCGGCGCTGATATGCGTGTGGAGTGCATCCGGCGCGCTACGCCGAATCGAGACGCGGCGCCCATCAGCCCCGCAGCGGCGGTGGATATTGCGCGCCTGGCCAGCCTGCGCATGTGGGATGCCTACGAGCGCCTTGAGCAACGGGAGGCCCGCTGATGCTGCGCCGCTCGCCCCTGACCCGCAAGACCCCGCTGCGCGCCGCCGGATTCCGGCGGACCCCCCAGGCCTTCGCCGGGCAAGACCGGCAGCCCACGCTGCAGCGTGCCGCCATCAAGCGCCGCGCGCCGAAGAAGCGCCCCGGCCACGAACCGAAGTACCTGGCCGCGTGCCGCGGCGAGCGCTGCTACCTGCAATTCGCCGGGTGCTGCAGCTACGAAGGCGACCCCTCGGTCGTGCCCGCCCACCAGAACGAGGGTAAGGGCATGGGCCTGAAGGTCCACGACAAATTCACCGTTCCCGCCTGCCACTTCTGCCATGCGCTCTACGACCAGAGCGGGATCGATCGAGAAATCAAGCGCGCCACCTTCGACTGGGCATACACCCGGTGGGAGCCCGTGCGCGCCGAGAAGATGAAAGAAGGAGCCGCCCATGGCTGCTGACTGGATCAAGATGCGCGTCGACCTGCCGACGCATCCGAAAGTTGTCCGCATTGCGTCCGCTTGCCAAGCGGACAGACTGCGCGTGATTGGCGGACTTTTGTCCGTTTGGGGGATCTTTGATGCTCACTCGGTCGATGGAAAGTTGGAAGGCTATACGCCCAAGGTGATGGACGAGACCGTCGGCTTTCCCGGATTTTCGGACGCCATGATTTCCGTCGGCTGGCTGGCATTTGACGGAAATTCCCTCTATATGCCCGAGTTTGACGAGCATAACGGCCAGTCCGCCAAGAAGCGCGCGCAGGACGCAGACAGGAAGAGAAACGACCGAAATTTGTCCGCTTCGGAAGCGGACAAAAAGCGGACTAGAGAAGAGAAGAATAGAAAAGAAAAAGATAACCCCCAAAGCCCCCTGCCGGGGGTGGAGGGCTGGACGTTGCCGGACTGGGTTCCTGCCGAACCCTGGCAGCAGTTCGAGGAAATGCGGCGGAAGAAGAAAAAGCCCATGACCGACGCCGCCCGCAAGCTGGCGGTGACCAAGCTGGACACGCTGCGATCTGCCGGCCACGACGCAGCCGCGGTCATCGGGCAGTCCGTCCTGCACGCCTGGGACTCGTTCTACGAGATCAAGGGCGGCGCCGCGCCGGCGGTTCCCGGAGAAGACCAACCGTGGGCGGGGGCAGTGTGATCGGACACCAGACCCTCTTCGATGCCCGGATGGCGGGCTACCGACCTGTCGACGTCTGGGTGGCCTGCGTTCCGGCCGGCCAGCGCCACGGCAGCTTCACCCACCCCGAGGCCATGATCGGCCGCATGACGGATGGCCGCTGGGTCGGCCATGCCGAGATCCACATCCATGACGACGAGAACGTGGCCACGCTCGACCTGCGCACGGTGGTGGGCACGGTCGTGCACCTGCTGGCGCCGACGCGGGCCCGGGCGCTGCAGGTGCTGCGCCGCCTGGCCGAATGCTCGCCCGCCAAGGTCATCGCGTCCGGCGACTGGGGACTGGCCATCTGGCAGCCCGGCGCCGCCATCGAGGAATTCCCAGCATGAGCCAGATCATCAGCCCCGCCGACGTCGACTTCGAGGCCTACATGGCCGAAACCGAGCCACAGGCCAAGGTGCTGGCCGCCGAGGCCTGGCGCGATGAGCTGGCGCGCGCCGTCGAGCACGGCGAACAGATCACGGGCGCGAAGCTGCCCTGGGCCAAGACGCACGACCTGCTGCGCTTTCGCCCGGGCGAGGTGACGCTGTGGCAGGGCATCAATGGCCACGGCAAGAGCGAGCTGCTGGGGCAGGCGTGCATCGGCTTCGCCTGCCAGGACGAGCGGGTGTGCATCGCCTCGTTCGAGATGAAGCCCCAGTCGACCCTCAAGCGCATGCTGCGCCAGACCGCGATGAACAGCCGGCCGAGCGTGCAGGCCGTCGATCGCCTCATCGACTGGTCGCGGGATCGCCTGTGGCTGTACGACCAGCAGGGCACGGTCAAGCCGGCCATGCTGTACGCGGTGGCGCGCTACTGCGCCGACCGCCTCAAGGTCCGCCATCTGGTGATCGACAGCCTGATGAAGTGCGTCCGCGGCGAGGACGACTACAACGGCCAGAAGGATTTCGTGGACATGCTCTGCACGCTGGCGCGCGACCTGGGCATGCACATCCACCTGGTCCACCACGCCAAGAAGGGCGAGAACGAGGACGCCATCCCGGGCAAGTTCTCCGCCAAGGGTTCCGGCGCCATCGTCGACCAGGTCGACCAGATGCTCACCGTCTGGCGCAACAAGCGCAAGGAACGCATCGCCGAGGCCGAATTGCGCAAGGACGGCGAGGTGGCCGCCGACACGCTTGACCTGCCCGACACGATGCTCATCTGCGACAAGAACCGGCACGGCGAATGGGAAGGGCGCATCAACCTCTGGCGCCACGCCGACAGCCTGCAATTCACCAGCGACAAGCGTCGCCAACCCATCGACATGATCGGAGCCCTCGCATGAACGCTTCATCGAACCTCACCGACCCCTACGACCCGATGGCCGGCACGCTGGCGGGCAGCTACGCGCGCGCAGGGACGTACCAGGATGAACCATTCCCGCCGCTGGGCTTGGTGGAACACGGGGCCCCGACTGTTCCGGATGTTCCAGGCGATGTTCCGGCGCTGAACGTCAACATCCTGGCGCTGGACCTGGGCACGAAGCTGGGCTGGGCGGTGCGCAGCCGCGATGGCCGAGTCGCGCATGGCACCCAGGTGTTCACGCCGCGCGCGAGCTGGTCGCGGGGCCAGCGCTGGCTGCGCGCGAGGTCGTTCCTGTCCGAGCTGATCACGTCGCGCCAGGTGCATGCCATCGCATACGAGGACGTGAAGCGCCACATGGGCACTGACGCGGCCCACGCCTACGGCGCATTCCTGTGCTTGGTGGAGATGCTGGCCGACAGCCACCGGCTGCGCCTGTTGCCGGTAGGCGTGAAGACGATCAAGAAGCACTGGACAGGGAATGGCAACGCCGACAAGGCCGCCATGGAAGCCCAGGCGCGCGCCCGCGGCTTCCGCCCGGAATCGGACAACGACGCCGACGCCCTGGCGATCCTGCACTGGGCCGTGGCGCAGGAGCGCAAAGCATGAACACCACCCACGAGCAGACCGCGCGCAACGCGGAAATCGTCTCGCGCCGCCTGGCGGGCGAGTCCACCGGCGCGCTGGCGCTGGAGTATCAGGTCACGGCCACGCGCATCGCGCAGCTGGTGCGCCGCCACCGGGAGAAGGCCGGTGAGATTCCGGCCAGGCCGCGCACCAAAGCGCCCGCCGGGCGGGAGAAGCCGGCCGATCGAATCCAGCCGCGCCTGCGCAAGGTCGAGCTGGGCCTGTGGCTGTGCGCCGGCGGCGGCATCGAGCGCCGCGGCGAAACGCCCTCGGCGGCGTACGACCGCTGGCTGAACGCGGCCATCACTGCCCACGTGGCCGCCCACTTCGCGCCGCATGTGCGGAAGACAGCCCGGCCGGAGCGGCCGTACACCGGGCCTGTCACGGTTGTGCCTGGCACGAAGGTGGCGCCGCGAGCATTCGCCCTGTCGCCCGCGATGGAGATGGTCGCCCAGCGCGCACGCGCTGCGCAGGAACCACTGCATTCGCTGGCCGGCATCCAGGAGCGTGCCGCATGAGCTGGGCCACCCAATCCGAGCGCGGCGACCCGGCCAAGCTGGTGGAGCGTGCGACCGGCTTGGTCATGGCTCTGGCGGACACGCGAGCCGCTGGGCGTGACCCGGTTGAGGTTGGCGCACTGCTGCGGAGCGTGCTCGAGCAGCTTGAAGCCAGAGGCGATCGTGAGGGCGGGGTGTCGGGCCTGGCCACGGGATTCGCCGACCTGGACGAGAAGACCAGCGGCTGCCAGGACGGAGATCTGATCATCGTGGCCGGCCGGCCGTCGATGGGCAAGACGACGTTCGCGATCAACATCGCCGAGAACGTGACCGAGGATGAGGGCGTTGCCCTGGTGGTCAGCTTGGAAATGGCTGCGGCCCAGCTGGCTGAACGCTCGATCGCCCGCTACGGCGCCATCGACACCCAGCGCCTGCGCACCGGGAAGCTGCACCAGGGCGACTGGCCGCGGCTGACGCACGCCATCCAGATGCTGGAGAACCAGCGCCTGATCATCGCAGACGATCCCAGCCTGGCCAACGTCGCTCGGATCCGGCTCACTGCGCGCAAGGTCAAGCAGCGCCAGGGGCGCCTTGACCTGATCGTCATCGACTACCTGCAGCTGATGCAGGGCGAGGGGTCCACGCGCAACGAGGACCTGGGCGGAATCACCCGGGCAATCAAGCTGCTGGCGCGCGAACTGGGCTGCCCAATCATCGTGCTGTCCCAGCTGTCGCGGAAGGTCGAGGAGCGCCCTAACAAGCGGCCGATCCTCAGCGACCTGCGCGAGTCCGGCGCGATTGAGCAAGACGCTGATGTGGTGTTGATGGTCTACCGGGACGAGTACTACCACGAAGACAGCCCTATGAAGGGGCTTGCCGAGATCCTTATCCGAAAGCAGCGCATGGGCCCGCTCGGAGAAGTATTCCTGACGTTCCAGGGCCAGCACTCCAGGTTTCTGGACGCCGACGTGCAGGCCGTTGCCGAAGCACGAAACGCCGTGCATTTCATACCGAAGAAGAAATTTAGCCAATTGAGGGACTGAGATGATCACTGTAGAACTTCCATGGCCGCCTAAAGAACTCAGCCCCAACTACCGAGGCCACTGGGCGCCGATTTCGAAGGCAAAGAGTAGGTACCGCACAGCTGCTCGGCTCCTTGCTCGGTCCGCGTTGTCCAAGGCCGAGGGGTTCAGCCAGTTCAAGGCTGTCCGCTTAGCGTATGAGTTTTTCCCGCCGCAAGCCCGCGCATATGACCGCGACAACTTGGCGGCCAGGATGAAGGCGGCGACTGACGGTATTGCGGATGCTATCGGCATGAATGACCGTGGATTCCATTTCGCGCCTGCTGAAATTCGGGAAAAGACAAAGGGCGGGAAAGTCCGCGTAACGATCGCGCAGGTGGTGCTATGACAATTATCGAGAAACCCCGCGCGCGGCAGGAGCGCGGCATGTGGTTGGTTTGGTGTGGCTTGGTCGGCCCGAGCCCTCGATCTTCCTTCGAGGCCGCCTATAAGGCATGGGCCCGTCGCCGAGGGTGGCTGGCATGACGGAAGGATTCCCCCGGTGGGTAGAGGACGAGATCCACAACTGGGCGCGATCGCAGTGGGAAGGGGAGTGGCCGGGGCCGGGCGGACCGCTAGGGGAAGAGCCAGGGGTGTGCGAATTCCCGCCTCAACCAGGCCACGAAGAGGATATGGAACCGCCGCGGATTCCAATAAACCACGAGCGTGCGCGTCAGGTTCATTGCCTATACGAAGCGCTTCCGCTGGTCGAGCAGCGGGTGATTCAGGCAGAGTACACAAGGCGGGCCGAGTACAGCGATCTGCCGGCACACTTGCGTCAAGACAAAGCATGCCGGGTGATCGGTATCCCGCTGCCGTACTACAAGGTAGCGCTGGGCAGTTTCAAGCAGCAGGTATGGAGGATGTTCGAATGAAGTACGCGCACGAGGTGATTGATTTGATGGGCTGTTACCCAGGGCGCGAATTTAGGATGGCCGACATACTGCGCCACGTAAGCCGCGGCATGGCGCTATCGGCTTCGGCCCACACAGCGATGCGTCGTGGGGTCCTGAGGGTGCTGGACCAGCTTATAGAATCGGGCCAAGTGGTGCGGACGGGCGGATCGACTAAGGCCGCGTTGTATTCCTGGCGCCCAATAGCGGGGCAAATGTCTCAATCGCGCTCAGAATTGAGACGTGATATGAGACACTACGTCGGGCCTCTTGCGCCCTGAAGAAACGAAGCCTCGGCATAGCGCCGGGGCTTTTTTGTTAGCGCAGGATGGTGCACATCGGCCATTCCGACCGTCTGGTCACAGGCCAACCCGCGCACCGCTGCCCGGACAAGCTGGCAAGTGTCCGAAACAACACCAGCAGCGCGCCATATCGTTCCCCGCATCTCCCTGGGCTCGTTCATGGCGGTAGGGGCGCGCAATTCACATTAAGGAATAAAGATGGCCCTGACTCCAAAGCAGGAGGCCTTTGCCCTTGCTTACTTGGAGACGGGCAATGCTTCCGAAGCTTACCGGCGCGCATACAATGCCGCGAAGATGAAGCCTGCCGTGGTCGCTGTGAAGGCCAGTGAGCTACTGGCCCACGGTAAGGTTTCGGTAAGGGTGGCGGAATTGCAGGCTGCCCATGCTGAGCGCCACAAATTGACCGTGGATGATCTACTGCGCGAATTGGAAGAAGCGCGGCAAGCGGCGCTAACTGCGGAATCGGTCCAGTCATCCGCTGCGGTGGCGGCGACGATGGGAAAGGCAAAGCTGTTAGGGCTGGATAAGCAAGTGATCGAGCACAGCGGCCCCAACGGCGGCCCCATCCCGACGATGCCGACCACAATTGAGCTGGTTGCCCCCAATGTCCGACAGAGCCAGGATTGAGCTACCACCAAAGCTGATCCCAGTATTCAGTGGTCAGGCCCGGTACAGGGGCGCGCATGGCGGGCGGGGATCGGGGAAGACCCGCTCGTTCGCATTGATGACAGCCGTTCGCGCATACATGTTCGCGGAGGCCGGCGCATCTGGTGTGATCCTGTGCGGCCGGGAGTTTATGAACAGCCTGGAAGATTCCTCTATGGAGGAGGTCAAACAGGCAATTCGCTCGGTGCCGTGGCTTGATGCTTACTTTGAAATTGGCGAGAAGTACGTCCGGACCAAAAATCGGCGTGTTTCATACGTTTTCGCCGGGCTTCGTCACAACGTCGACAGTATCAAGTCCAAGGCGCGCATCCTAATTGCATGGGTGGATGAGGCTGAAAGCGTAAGTAAGATTGCTTGGCAGAAGCTAGCCCCCACTGTCCGAGAATCCGGGTCCGAAATCTGGATCACCTGGAACCCGGAGAAGGACGGCAGCCCGACGGATGAGCGGTTTCGCAAGAATCCGCCTACCGGAGCCAAGATTGTCGAGCTCAATTACACGGACAACCCGTGGTTCCCCGCTGAACTTGAGCAGGAACGGCTGGATGACCGCGACCGGCTGGATGACCAGACATATGCTTGGATTTGGGATGGCGCATATCGCGAGAATAGCGAAGCGCAGATCCTGGCAGGAAAGTACCGGGTGGCGGAATTCGAGTTCGACCAGTTTGACGGGCCGTATTTCGGCGTTGACTGGGGGTTCTCGCAGGACCCAACCGCCGGCGTCCGCTGCGGCATTCATGAGCAAAGGCTATACATCGAGTACGAGGCAGGAAAGGTAGGCCTGGAGAACGATGACATTGCCAAGTACATGATCGAGCGCCTGCCGGGAATTGAGCGCCACACGGTGCGCGCAGATTCAGCCAGGCCAGAGACGATCAGCCACGTAAAGAGCAACGGTAACGGCACGCGCTTGGCGCTGCCTAGGATCGTAGGCGTTGAGAAGTGGAAGGGTAGCGTCGAGGACGGCATCAGCCATCTGCGCAGCTACAAGGAAATCATCATCCATCCTCGCTGCGTCAAGACGCTACACGAGGCCAGGACCTACAGCTACAAAGTGGACCGCCTAACTGGCGATGTCCTGACCGAGATCGTAGACAAGAACAATCACTACATAGACGCGACACGTTACGCGCTGGGGCCGCTGATCAAGCGCCGCGGCGCCGTCGGCATGCTTCTCCCAGGATGGTAAATGGCAATCTTCAAGGTCACGCAGCGCGATGGTGGCAAGTCCATGATCGTGCGGGCGAAGTGCGTCACGTGCGCACGTACCGTGGCTGTCGAGAATGCCGGCGCGGAGGGGACCGCCGTCTGGCGTGACCCCGAGCAATCTAGCGTTGACCTGGTGCGCCACGACGACAGGCCCGGCCTGATTCTCAAATCGGAATGAGCATGTCAAAGCCAAATACCAACGCGCGACTCCACTTAGCTGTGAATGCAGCCCTTAGCCAGGCACAGATCGCCAGGGCGCGCATGGGGCTGCTGGGCGGGCAGGGGATCGACAATAAGCGGCCCCAGGCCTGGTGCGAATACGGATTCCCTGAGTGCATCGGCTTTGATGACTTCTATGCGCTGTATCGCCGTGGTGGTATCGCGCACGGGGCCATCGGCAAAATCATCTCTGCATGCTGGAAGACGAATCCCTGGGTAATCGAGGGAGACGACCAGGACAACGCAAGGGACGAAACCCCGTGGGAGCGGGCCAACAAGCACGCTTTCACCCCCAAGTTCTGGCGCTCGGTGGCCGAGGCCGACAAGCGCCGCCTGGTCGGGCGCTACTCCGGCCTGCTCCTACAGGTGAGGGACAGCGGCCGGTGGGACGAGCCTATCAAGCGCAAGGGCTCGATGCTGGTCAAGATGATCCCCACTTGGGCGGGAAGCTTGAAGCCAGCCGGATTCAATACCAACGCCCAGGACGAGGGGTATGGCCAGGTCACCAAGTGGCAGTACACCGAACATGGGATGAACGGCAACGCCGGACGCCAGGTGGATATCCACCCCGACCGCGTGTTCATCCTGGGTGATGCTTCGTGCGACGCGATCGGCTTCTTGGAACCCGCCTACAACGCCTTCGTTAGCCTGGAAAAGGTTGAAGGCGGCTCTGGCGAATCCTTCCTGAAGAACGCCTCGCGCCAACTCTCGGTCAATTATGACAAGGAAGTGGACCTGGGCAGCATTGCCCAGGCCTATGGTGTTTCTCTTGAACAGTTGCAGGCCCGTTTCAACGAGGCTGCCCGTGAGGTCAACCGCGGCAATGACGCTCTGCTGGTGACGCAGGGCGCCACGGTCAACCCCCTAGTTACGGCGGTCGCCGACCCGGCCCCGACCTACAACGTCAACCTGCAGACGGCTGGAGCTGCGCTGGATATCCCCACCAAGATCCTGGTTGGGATGCAGACTGGCGAGCGGGCAAGCTCGGAAGATCAGAAGTACTTCAATGCTCGGTGCCAGTCTCGCCGAGCCGACCTCGGCATGGAAATCCACGACCTAGTGGAGCATCTGACGCGCATCGGCGTGGTCCAGCCCATATCCGAATACACGGTGATGTGGGACGACCTGACGGAGGCGACCCAGGCCGACAAGCTGGGCAACGCCAAGGTGATGAGCGAGATCAACCAGACTGCTCAAGCTTCCGGCGCTGAGGTATTCACCGCGGACGAGATACGGGAAGCGGCCGGCTACGACGCCTTGGGCGACACCGAGCCCCTGCCAGACGAGGACGACGATGACCCGCTCCCCGATCCTGCCAAGTAGTCAGGCAGACCCAACAGGGGTAGATCGGCTCGAGCGGGGCGCCATGAAGGACTTTGACCGGCGCATGCGTCGGATCAGGACAGGCTACGTCGAGGCGCTAGCCCGTATCCCAGCGGAGCTGGCGGTGAATAAGCGGTACACATTCAGACTTGACCAGGCGTTGCTTTCGTCGATCTTCTCTGACACAGATCGCCTAGTAGACGAAATATTGCTGGAAGGCGGGGAGCGCAACCTATGGCTCTTCGAGTCGTACGTGGGCGTGGCGTATCAGCGCGGCACGGCGCAGGAGTACGCCAACCTTGGCCAGCAATCACCAGCCTACAAGGCGGGGCGTGATTCGCTTCAGGCGTTGCTGAGGTCTGAGCCCTATCAGGCTCGATTGTCACTGCTGCGCGCCCGCCAGTTCGAGGAAATGAAGGGGCTGTCGGGGCAGGTGAAGGCTGATATGTCCCGCATCCTGTCAGATGGGATGGGGCGAGGACTGAATCCCCGCGATATTGCCAGGAACCTGACCGAGCAGACGGGCATCGAGGCCCGTCGCGGACACCGGATAGCCCGCACTGAAGTTCCTATGGCGCTGCGGCGTGCGCGGTGGGACGAGCAGGACCAAGCGCAGGAAGACTACGGCACGCAGGCCAAGCTCATGCATATCTCAGCGTTGAGCCCTACAACTCGGCCGTCTCACGCTCGGCGCCACGCGAAGCTGTTCACCAGCGAGGAAACGCGAGATTGGTACTCGAAGGACGCCAATGCAATCAACTGCAAATGCAGCCAGGTTTCCGTCCTGGTGGACGAGAAAGGCGAGCCACTGGTTCCGGCCATCGTCGACCGGGCGCGCAAGAACTACCAAGTCATGAAAGAGAAAGGCAACGGCCCGTGGGCCGATGACAAGGAATAGCCATGCCGATGCAGGTAAACATCCGCACGCAGGTCAACAGCAAGTCGATCCGTCGCGAACAGCACAACGGCCGTGAACACATCGTAATCCCCAGCTACACGATGCCGTTTGATGTGGTCATGAATGGCGGCTTGTACCCCAAGGACCAGATCGTCGCCAACTACCAAAAGCTTGAAGGCACGTTGGCGCCGCTGGGCCATCCCACCGTAAACGGTGCGTTCGTGTCCGCGTTCTCCCCGGAAGGCATCAACCTGGGCCATATCGGCGCCTGGAACCGCAATACGAAGCTGGTCGGCAACCGCGTTTACACCGAGAAGTGGATTGACGTAGAGGTCGCACAGACTACCGAGGGCGGTCGCCGGGTGATCGAGCGCGTGGAGCAGCTTGAAAAGGGGGAGGGGGAGCCAGTGCATACCAGCGTCGCCGTCTTCCTCGAGCGGGAACCAGCTGTCAACGCTGACGGCTATGAGTGGGTAGCCAAGATCCACGGTATTGACCACGACGCCATCTTGCTGGATGAGCCTGGCGCGGCGACCCCTGAGCAGGGCGTGGGCCTGATGGTCAACGCTGATCAGGCAAAGCCGCTCCATGTGAATGCCGGCGCCCTGGTGGGTGAATCGTTCCGCGAGCGTGAGAACCGCATCCAGGCCGCCGCCAAGGCCCGCTTTGCCCCGGGTGCCGAGGATTACGTCTGGGTGGCCGATTTCACCGACACCCAGGCTGTCCTGGTGCGCAACGGCGGTGTCGCCGAAGTCTACGGCTATGCCACTGAAGGCGGAAAGATCGTCTTCGATGACGTTGGCTCGCCCGTCGTCCGCCAGGAATCCTGGGTCACCACCGTGGTGAACAGCGTCAAACGAATTTTCAACCATCAGGCTCGGCCTGATAACACTCTGGAGGGCAATATGCCTCTGACCGCTGAAGAAAAGGCCGAGCTGACCAACGACATCAGCAAAGCCATTGCCGCCAACCTGGCGGAGCAAATCAAGCCCCTGACCGCGAAGGTAGAGAGCTTGGAAACCAACCACAAGGCCCTGTCCGACGCCCTGACGGCCAACGCCAAGGCCGAAGAGGCCGACAAGCGTAAGGCCGTGGCCGCCGTTCACGGCGACATCGTGGCCAACGCGCTGTCGGGTGAGCCCTTGGATGCCATGTTCAAGGCGCTGGGCACCGCGGCGCCGATCACCAATGGCCAGGTGAAGACGGAAGCCGAAACGGGCGCTCCTGATCCTGTGGCCTATTTCGGAGGTGCCAAATAATGGCTAGCCGCTATCGCCGTGTCAACATCGACGGTAAGTCGTTGTTCAAGACCGAAACCCGCAAGACCGCCGCCGCGCTGTTGCCCGGCACTTTTGCCGTCATCAACGGAAGTGACCTGTTCGCTCAGGCTACCGCAGTCGTTGGCCGCATGTACGTGATCGATGCCGCTCATCACGAAGGCCTGGAAATTCGCGATGCTGTGCCGTCGGGCCATTCGGCTATCGGTAACTACGTCGAAGAAGGCCGCGAGCTGGCTGTGCTGATGGCTGCGGGAACCTACACCAAGGACCAGCCTATTACGGTAAGCAGCACCGGCCGCGCTATCCCCGTTCCGACCGCCGCTGGCACGTACAGCGTCATTGGCTACAGCCAGGATGCTGCGACGATCGCCACCGGCGAGACGGACTTCATCCGCATTCGAATCCGCGCCTCGTCGGTGACGGTCGCTTAAGGAGCCAAGAACATGTTCTTCGATGCACAAACTCTGGCTACCAATAGCCGCATGCAGGGCCACTGGGCCGAATTGTGGGCCACCCGCAATCAGTTCAACGTCAATCAGGGCCTGATGGTGAACTCCTATCGGGCCACCATGACGCCCGAGCAGCTGGCCTGCAACGCCGTCGCCGGCCTGGGCCGCGATTTCTGGGCAGAGGTTGACCGTCAGGTCATCCAATTGCGCAATCAGGAAATCGGCATGGAGATCGTCACCGATCTGATGACGGTCCAAACGGTTCTGCCCGTGGGCAAGACCGCCAAGCTGTACAACGTGGTTGGCGATATCGCTGAGGACGTGTCCGTCACGCTGGACGGCCAAGCGCCATACTCCTTCGATCACACCGAGTACGGCTCGGATGGCGACCCCATCCCGGTGTTCTCGGCCGGTTACGGTGTCAACTGGCGTCATGCCGCTGGGTTGAACACCGTCGGAATCGATCTGGTACTTGACTCGCAGGCTGCCAAGCTGCGCAAGTTCAACAAGCGAATCGTCAGCTACATGCTGGATGGGGACAGCCGTATCCAAGTCGACAACTATCCGGCGCAAGGCCTGCGCAACCATCGCAACACCATCAAGATCAACCTGGGTGCCGGAGCTGGCGGAGCCAACATCGATCTGACGACCGCTGACGCCGTGGCGATGATCGCGTTCTTCGGCAAGGGCGCGTTCGGCACTGCAGCGCGCAGCAACAAGGTCGCGGCGTACGACGTGCTGTGGGTGTCTCAGGAGATCTGGGCAAACCTGGCTCAGCCCTACGTGGTGAACGGCCAAATCACGGGCAACGTGCTGAACGCCATCAAGGCATTCGTGCCCGCGCGGGATATTCGCCCGACCTTCGCTCTGACCGGCAACCAGTTCCTGGGCTACGTGCGCGCCCAAGACGTCGTAACTCCTCTGGTCGGCATGACCACCGGTGTCACGGCATTGCCGCGGCCGCTGCCCAACACGAACTACAACTACCAAATCCTTGCCGCCCTAGGTATCCAGGTCAAGAAGGATGCGGAAGGCTTGGCCGGCGTTATCTACGGCGCCAACCTGGCATAAGGAGGACAGCATGGCCAAATACCAAGTCGTCATCCCCTGGTCCGGTGTTCGTGCCGGTCAGATCGTAGACCTCGGCGAGGTTCATCCCTCGCTTGCCGCCAATGTGCGAAAGGTCGGCGCGGAAACCGTCGCCGGCGCGTTGAGCGTTGACGTGTCCGTGACCGCCACCGCGGAAGCAGAACGCATCCTGGAACAGGCCAAGCGTTCGGTCGAGGGCATGGCCGCCGATGCTCACGCAGAGGCAGAGCGTATCGTCAGAGCCGCCCGCGAAGAGGCGGGCCGCATCTTGGAAGAGGCTCGTGAGGAAGCGGACCGCATTCGCGCCGACGCTTCGACCGGAAGCCAACCCGGAGTTCTGACGCCGGCGACGCCCGGCTCCACGGACGTGAACGAGAAGGATCGGAAGGCCCTGATCGTTGCGCGCCTCAAGGAGCTGAAGGTTGAGCACGACGGCCGCAAGGGCGCCGACGAGCTCGCAGCTCTCCTGCCCGACGGCGACCCGCTGAAGCCCGCAGCCAAGTAACCGCCTGCGGGCGGTTTTCTTTTGGCCCTGCCTGATGGCGGGGCCATTTCTATTCTGAGGTCTGGATATGGTGACGATCGACCAAGCCAAGCAGTATCTGGAAGGCCAGGGGATCGTCCTGCCGGATTTCGTCCTGGCGGCTCTCGTCGACCAGGTCAACAGCATCCAAGAGTGCCTGGATGCGCACTATACGCCGGCCACAGCCCTTCTGATCCAGCTTTACCTGTTGGCCTTGATGGGGCTAGGTCAGGCCGACCGCTACATCAGCAGTCAGACGGCTCCCAGCGGCGCGGCGCGCTCGTTCCGGTATCAAGGGTTCGCCGACCGGTGGAGCGGCACGCTGTCTCTGCTGCGCGGCCTAGACAAGTTCGGGTGCTCTTCGGAATTGATCCCTCCGGACCCGACGAAAAAGGCCTTCGCCGGCATGTGGATCGCCAAGGGCGGGTGCCACGAATGAGCGCCACCGCTAACTGGAGCTATACGAACGTAGCGACGATCCGGCCGTTCTTGTCGATCGACATGATGACCGGCGAAACCGTCTACGGGCCTGAATTTGAGATCGCTTGCACTTGGGCAGCCAAGAGCCAGCAGGTAAGGGCGAATGACGGCGCTGAGTTCGTGTCAAAGCATGAAATCTTCACTGAAGACAGGCGCCCCAAGTATTTGGATCAGATCAGCTTTGATGGCTCTAACGGCTGGGAAGAGATCCGCTCAGTGACGAACTGGGATATGTCGTTCTTCGGTGAAGAGCCGGATCTGAAACTGGTGACCTGAAATGCCGGTCAAGGGTATCGAGCGCGTTAAGCGCGGGTTTCGGATCGCGGTGAAGGAAATCGGCGAAGGCAAGACCGAGCGCGCCGTCTACGAGACGCTGTCCCAGGGCTCGGCAATGGCTGCCCAGATGACTCCGATTGACACGAGCAATCTGGTCAACAGCCAATATGCGCCGCAGATTGACGTGAGGGAAGGCAAGGTCTCGGGTTCTGTCGGATACACCGCAGGGTATGCGGCGGCGGTCCATGAAGCCTCCGGAAAGCTGAAGGGAAAGCCCAGGGCTGACTTTGGCAAGACTCGGGCGGGCGTGGCCTTCGGTGGTGGGACGGGGAAAGGGAACTACTGGGATCCCAATGCTGAACCCAAATTCCTGACTAAGGGCTTTGACCAAATAAAAGGCGCGATCCCGGCCATTCTGAAGAGGGTTTATGGTGTTTGACGCCTTTGTTGAATGGGTGACGTCCATCGTGGGTCAGGGCTACCTGTACAGCCGCGGCATGTGGGTAGACAGCCCGGCCGTTAACGGTGCCTTTATTGCCTCGGTGCAGCAGACGGGCGGACCAGCACCAGACGTTGACGACCGAGTTGTCCGTTTCAAAGTGATCCTGCTTGGGCCCAGAGATGGGCGCAAGCACGCGATCTCTGTCGAACAAACCATGGAATCACTGGCCCAGGCCGCATTAGGCGATTCGTCGCCCTGCGGCGCTGCGTCCGTGCGCGCGGTCGGCGAAGCCGTCGGCCCCGGCTACACGAGCGAGAACCGCCCCTGGTACTCGCTTGATTTTGAGGTGAGATGCTGATGGAGATTGACATCACATGTTGGGGCGATGCCGTGAAGCGGTTCGTCATTGTTCCCGACCAACCGTGCGGACATTACGCAATCTCGGCAAGTTTTTCTCCGATCGACATTCCTGCGGTTCAATTCCGTTGCGACACGTGTGGATGCCAGTTCACCCAATTTGAATACGAAGCACTCCGCAGACGAGGAACAAATGAATCTGGTGACACTTGAACTGCACCGCAACCTTCTGCGGGCGCTGAAAGCGGCAATCGCTGCATGGGAGCGGTGGCTCCAGGCCCAAGAGGGCGCTAAGAAGTAACGCATTATCAGTACCGGGCACGCAGGTCAGGCACGCATTAGCCCCCCTGACCAAACGGCCTCCCCGGATCAATTCACTTGATCTAAGGAGGCCACTAATGGCTACTTGCAAGAATCAGAAGTATGTTGGCCGTGACGTGGTCCTGGAGTACCACATCGGCTGCGGCGATCAACTGCCAGCCGAAACGGATTGGAAGCGTTTCGCCGCCCTGCGAACCAAGGAATTTACGCTGGAATGGGAAACGGCTGATGCCACCGCCGATGATTCGGTCGGCGCGCTGCGCGAGAACATCGCCACTTTCCAGGCCCTGAGCATCTCTGGCGATGGTACTGCGAAGGCGTCCGGCGCCGGCTCGGAAAATCTGATCGAGCTCACCAAGCATGTTGCGCGCCCCGACGCGACTGGCGGGCAGCCCGTGGCTTGGATGCGCATGACGTTCCCGGACCTGACGTTCACGGCGTATATGCTGGTTTCCAATATGAGCCGCAGCGCGCCGTTTGATGATGTCGTGACGTTCAGCCTGGAAGCGAGCGCCACTGGCAGTGACTTCGGCCTCATCGTTGAAGACACGCCGAATCCGGACGCCGCTGACCCGACCAGCGTCGAAGTGATCCCGTCGACGCTGAGCCTGACGGTAGGCCAGACTTTCGATGCGGAAGCGGTGGTGCTGCCGGTAGGTGCGTCACAGTCGCTGCGCTGGACTTCGTCCAACCCGGCCATGGCTACGGTGAATCAGGTTACCGGCCAGATCACGGCTCTAGCCGCTGGCTCGGTGACTATTACCGCAGCATCGAGCGTTGCGCCCGGGGTGACGGACACTGTTGCCCTTACTGTGGTCCCGCTGGTCCAAGGCATCAACGTCTCGCCGACGGCCGTTTCTGTGGCAGAGGGCGCCACGCAGGCGCTGACCGCGTCTGTATCGCCGTCGGGCGCTGCCCCTGGGTTGGTCTACGAGAGTGCTTCTCCTGCCGTGGCCACGGTCAGCAATGTCGGCTTGATCACGGGCGTGGCTGAAGGCACGACCAGCGTCAAGATCACCAGCGCCGCGCGCCCCGCAGTGAGCGTGACCGTTCCGGTGACTGTTACCGCTCCGTAGAAATGATCCTGACAGAAGTCGGGGAGATCGGCGTGTATTCGGAAGGGCAGGAGGTCCGCCTTCGCCCTTCCTTGTACGCGATGTCTCGGTTGGGTGACCCCGGTGAGATTGTCGGGACGTTCGCCACGGTCATGGGCGAGGCGGACGGTGAGGCCCAGGCAGATAGGCTCTTTCAGGCTGCTTTGGGCGTCATCTATGCCTGTACGGAAGGAGAAGCGGATCCTTCGGCGCTGTTCGGCACTTACGAGGCAGATAACGGGACACTTCGGTATGTGCCAGGCTCAGCGCCCGCAGATCATGTTGTTCCGCTAGCTCGGTGTCTTTTGAAGCATGGCATAACTGGCGCCTTGCAGCCGCTGCCGCGGCGACCTGGAGATGATGAGCCGACCTACGTCAAAGAGTTCGTTGCTCGTGAACATGTGGCCATAGCAATGGCGCATCTGGGCGTTTCTGAACGCGACGCTTGGAACATGACGATGACGGGTCTTGTTGGCGCGCTCAGGGCAAAGTTTCCTCCTGTCGAGAGCAACGCACCAGGTGCCAAGGCGCCTACCAAAGAGGAACACGCCGCGACCATGGCGTGGTTCGACAAGATCGAAGCAAAGCGCAAGGCAGCTAAAGGGGTTCATTGATGGCAGGCGGAATGAATGTCGGGTCAATCTACTACGAGGTAGAGGCCGACACGTCGAAGCTCGTCAATAGCTCTGCCAGTGTCGATTCGACGCTGGACAAGATGAACAAGCGTTTCGACCAGACGGACAAGGCCGCCAACCAAGCCCAATTTCAGATGACCAAGACGGCGGTGGCCGTTAAGGGGCTTGGGCGCGAAGCAACCGCGTCGACCTCTGCGCTGAAGGGCCTATCTGGCGTTCTGGCTGGAGTCATATCGCTTCAAGGCGTATCCAGCTTGATTCAGATGGCGGAGGCCTACAACGAAATGGCCGAGCGGCTGCAGATGGCAACGTCCAGCACCGCTGAGTACAACACGGTGCAGACGCGGCTGCTCGAGACGTCGAACAAGACCTATCGGTCCCTTGCCGAGGCGCAGGAGCTATACATCCGCACTTCGGCATCGTTGAAGTCGATGGGATACGACACGGAATCGGCTCTGGACGTGACCGATTCACTCTCGTATGCATTCGTGAAGAATGCGACAAGCGTGGATAGAGCGAAGAGCGCAACCGACGCCTTCAGCAAAGTTCTGAACAAAGGTCGCGTTGAGGCCGACGCGTGGGAAACCATCCTAGCTGCGATCCCAACAGTCGTAGGGGATGTAGCTGCGGCGACCGGGAAGAGTGCTGAAGAGGTTCGCAGGCTGGGCGTAAATGGCCAGCTGACCGCACGACAGTTGTCGGAAGGCCTGCGCACGTCCTTAGACGAGAACAAGAAAGCGGCTGATGGGATGGCGACCACAATCAAGGACGCCTTCACCGCACTACGCAACAACCTGTCCGCCCTCGTGGGCGAGGCGAATCGGTCGTCCGGAGCTACGGGCGTGTTGTCGAAGGCGGTGCTGGCCCTGGCGGGCAACCTGAACACGGTGGTATCGGCCCTGCTTGCCATTGGAGCAGGCGCTGCCGCGAAGTACATCGCGGGCATGACTGGCTCCGTCGTGGCGAGCGCTAAGGCTGCGTTAGCTGCACGTGAGCAAGCTGCGGCCACGTTGCAGCAGGCTATAGCTAACGAGAAGGCCGCCGCCGCCGCGGCTGGGCAAGCGGCGGCTCAGGTGCGTCTAGGCGGCTCTCTTGCGGCTTCGACTTCTGCGGCGAACGCGCATCGAGTGGCGCAAACCGCGCTGGCCTCGGCACAACGTGCTGCTACGGCGGCTGGAACCGGGCTAGTCTCTATTCTGGGAGGCCCCGCGGGGATCATCGGCCTGCTTGCTACGGCTGCGGCCGGCGTGCTGTTGTTCGGGGATAACTCCAGGAAGGCTGCCCCAAATGTCGATCAGCTCGCTGATGCGGTCGACAATCTTACGCAGGCGCAGTTGGACCTTCGCCGCGTCCAGGTAGGCGACGCCATTCAACTAGTCGAGAAGGAGGCTCGCGAGGCCGCCCAATCGGTGGCAGGGCTCACCAAGGACATTGATGCACTGACGGCGGCCCAGCAGCGCGGCGCCAATGTCGGCGCTGATGGGCTGAGCAATGCCAACAAGACGTTGATAGAGCAGCGGGCCAACCTTGATGAGGTAAACGGCAGGCTGCAAAAGCTCTACGAGCTTCAGGAGAGGCTTGCCAATCAGAAGCCGCGCGAACGCACAGCAGCTGGGCCTTCTGCGGCTGAAGCCGATCCTGAGGTGGCTAAGCGCCTCCAAGGAATGCGTGATGAATTGGCCCTTGCCAAACTCACGGGCGACGCTCGCGCGAGGCTGGCAGCAATACAGAAGCTCGGCGCCAACGCCACCAAGGAAGAACGAGACGAGGCGGAGCGCCTTGCCACTGAGATCTACAAGCTCGAACAAGCCCAGAAATCCGGTGAGGCCGGGTCGAAGAAGTCCGCCGAAGCAGCCAAAGAGAACCAGAAGGTTATCGACGGGCTGGCGACCGCGCTCTACGAAGCAGGTCTGGCTGGTACTGAACTGGAGGTAGTAAAGGCGAAGGCGGCGTTGAATCCCTTTGCTACGCCGGAGCAGGTGGCGCAGGTTGAGGCGCTGGCGCGTGCCATCAGCATGGTGAATGAGGCTGAGCAGAACAAAAAGCTGCTGGGCCAGGTTGATCCTATCGCCGGCGCGCAGATGGAGTTTCAGACTCAGATCGAGAACTTGCGCAAACTCAATGAAGCGAAGCTTCTCGAAGACCAACGTTACCTTGAGTTGAAAGCCCAGGCCGAAACCGCATATGACGAGCGGGCTCGAATGCTGCAGGAGGAGAACTTCCGCCGCCAGTCCTCCTGGAACGAGTTGCTGATGTCCAGCCTGGATCAGCTTGGGGCTAGTGCCGCTGACACGCTGATTGGCATCGCCACCGGCGCGACGACCGGCGAAGATGCCATAAAGGCGTTGGCGGGCGCGATTCTCAAGCAGGGCGTAGCTGCTTTGGTTCAGATGGGCGTTCAGTATGTCAAGAATCTGATCATGGGTAAGGCTGCGGGGGCTGCGGCGACGGCATTCGGCATCGCTCAAGCCGCCACGCTTGCGACAGCGTGGGCAGTCCCGGCCGCATTGGCATCATTGGCATCGTTCGGGGCTAACTCGGCACCTGCTATGGCTGGCATCTCTTCGACGGTTGGCCTTGCCGAGGGGCTGGCAATGGTTGGTGGGGGGCGGTTGTATGGCGGTGGCGTGGATGCGGCAAAAATGTACCGCATCAATGAGAACGGCCAACCGGAGGTCTTCAATGCGGCGAACGGTCAGCAATACATGCTGCCTAACCGCCGCGGGGAAGTGGTTAGCAATCGGGACGCTACTGGGCAGGGCGAGTCGGCGCAAGGTTGGCCGATGGTCAACGTCAACTTGATAGAAGATAGATCGAGAGCGGGTGAGGTTACCCAGACCCGAGACGGCCAATTTCTTACTGTCGACGCTTTCGTTGCGGACATTAGGGGTGGGGGGGAAATGTCGCAGGCCATCGAGTCGACATACGGCACAACGCGTCAAGGGCGGTAAAGATGCAAAGCACTATCAACTACCCAGACGAGCTTCCTGCGCCCCTATGGGCGAGCAGCCAATACTCGGTGGTGTCGCCCAATCAGCGCACCAATATGGAATCGGGGCGTGCCCGGCAGCGGCGGAAATTCTCATCTGTTCCAGTCATGCGGTCTGCAACATGGGTGATGACCAGTGTTCAGGCCCGGCTTTTCGAGCTTTGGTACAAGACGACCCTGAAAGACGGCACCGAGTGGTTCAACATTCCGCTGCGCCACCCGATGGGGTATGCGATGTTGGTGTGCCGTATATCGGGGGTTTACAACGGGCCGATCGCCTGGGGCGTGAATCGGTGGCAGTTTTCGGCCACACTCGAAGTTTGGGAGCGTCCGCTATTGCCTGATGAGTGGGGGCTTCTGCCGAGCTTTGTGGCGAACCCTGAAATTTTCGACTTCGCGATGAATAGGGAGTGGCCGCAACCATGAGCATCTTGGCTGAAGTGTATGCCAGCGCTCCAGCGGGGGAGTTGATCATTCCAACTCTCGAGATTGCGATCGCGGGGGAGACCCCGATCCGAATTTGTTCTGGGTTTGAAGACCAGGTTTTGAGCGGCATGCTCTTCGAAGCCGGGTCGCTGTCCATCTCCTTGCCGTCAAAAAACACTTCCGGAATGCAGACGCTCAATTTCGGAGTTGCTGGGGTGAATAGCCTGGTGCAGAAGTACTTCGACCGGGCGCTAGAAACTGGCGAGCCGGTGAAGATCACTTACCGGGAGTACCTGGAAAGCGACAAAAGCCAGCCGGCACGTAGGCCCTACGTGATGGACCTTATCGGCGGATCTCTACAGGATGGAGAGGCGCAATTGAGTGCGGGATTCTTTGATGTCCTCAATCAGCGCTGGCCACGAGAGCTCTACACGGCGCAGAACGCCCCTGGCATCCGCTATCTATGAATCTAGAGCAGTTTTTGAGCACTCGCTATGTGGAAGGCGGGCGCGGGCCGGAGGCATACGACTGTTACGGGCTAGTCAGAGCTGCGCGAGTTGCCCTGTATGGGGCGCGCCTGCTTCCCGAGTGCGCGGACGCAAAGCCGGGCTTGATACCGGTCATAACCCGTGAGGTCGCCCGCGTGGCGAGGGACAACCATATGAGCGACGCACCACCGGCGCCGGGGCACGTCGCCACCGCTTGGCACGGTCGCGTATGCGTTCATGTCGGCCTGGTGGTCGAGGCCAATGGTGGACTCCGAATCCTGGAGACGGATAAGCCCTCAGGGCCATGCCTTACGAGGATAGGTCAGTTCGAATCCAGATATTCCAAGGTTGTCTACTATGCGGATTGAAATCTATTCGGCTCCAGCGCTAGACGTATGCGTGGAAGCGCTGGACTGGGATGGGAATTTCGAGAGCTATTTGGATTCAGTTATCCCGCAGTGGCGCGAGCACGCTATTCAGCGGTTTTCCGCATACGTCGGAGACGCCCTTTTCTCGCGCGACCGTTGGGCTGAAATGCTCCCTGCGGATGTGGTGTTGCGCATCAATATTGTCCCTATGGGCGGCATTTTTAAGGCGCTGGGATCCATCATCGGAAAGCTCTTTAGCTTTCTGGGTGGCCGTTCACGTGGCTCCGGATGGTCTGAGACGCCCCAGGGCACTGAGCTCAAGGCGTCGCAAGGCAAGGCCAATACTGCGAAACTGGCAAGCGTAGTGCCAGAGCCGGCAGGAACCTACCGGCGCTTTGTTGACTATCTGACTCCGCCGCGGCGCTATTTTGTCAACAAGCGAGAGCAATGGCTTGTCTTCCTAGCCAACATCGGCCCAGGCAGCTATTCGGTGCCCGACGATCTCGTCAAGGTTGGGTCGACTCCATTCAATCAGTTGGGTGATGACGCATCATATGAAGTGTTTCCGCCGAACGCCGACCTGTCCGCCGTAGAGGCGGCGCAGATATGGCACACCACCCCGGAAGTCGGCGGCACCTCGTCGGGTTCGGCTGGTCTTGAAATGACAACCGACCTAGGAAATCGTGAGAATGTGGATCCTGCGTCGTACACGCTGAACGGTGACTCCATCACGCGTTCAGATGGCGAATTTCCGAGCGGTTGGGGCGCCGGAACAATAATTTCTATTGAGTACCCCAGGCCCTATAACATCACGACGCGAAATGTTCCGTCGAGCGGCTCGGATCCGGGCTATCAGATAAGTCAATTTACTGGCTACTTCGGCCACCTCCCCAGCGTGTCGGTTGGCCAAGTACTGCAAGTCGGGCCGTTTGGCTCCGCAGAACGCTGGTCAGTAAGGCAATCAACTTCACTCGGATCCGGCAGATTCACCGTCGAGTTTTCCAGTGTGACCGGTGGTGGTGCTGTGCTAGTGCCTCCCGGAACGGGTGTGGTCTACCTGTTTGGCTCGAATCTCGACCGTGCAATCACGGCGTTTGACTCTACGTCTGCAACGGTCTCCCCTGGCGGGTTTGAGTCCGGGTCATTGGTAACCCGCGTTATTTTTTCCGGCGGAACTGTTTACGGTGAATGGTCTAGTGAATTCATCGCGACGCCGCCAGGCAGCATCACCAGCCTGATCGAGATCGATGTCTTCTTTCCGCAGGGGCTTTGTCATCTCTCTGACGAAGGTGATGTAGGGGCGCGATCTGTAGGCGTTGAGTACCAGTATAGAAACGCAGCCGGCGGCCCCCGCGTCACCATCTCTCGGACTTTCTCGGATGCAACGGTAGATCAGATTGGCTTTACGGAGCAGTTTGCAATTGCTCCTATGGCGCCGGCCGTTCGCGTACGTCGCGTTGGCGTTGAGTCCACGAGTACGCAGGTTCAAGACAAGTGTCAGTGGTATGGCCTTAAGGCGCGGCTCCCGGATCAGTTTCAGTACCCGAACTGGACTACGCTGGCGGTGAGCCTGCGAAGCGGGGGTAAGCTCGGAGCACAAAGTGAGAATCAGATCAACGTTACGCCTACACGCATACTTCCTACGCTGTTGCAGGATGGCACTTGGTCTGAGCCGCAGCCGACGCGCGATATCAGCGCCTTTGCTAGATACATTCTCAACTCCTCAGGAGTTCCTGACGATCTCATAGATATGGACGAAATGGTCCGTCTACATGGAATCTGGACTGATAGAGGCGATACGCTGGACTATGTCTTTGATGCCACGACGGTAAAGGAGGCTCTTTCGGTGGCCTTCGGGGCGGGCATGGGCGAGTTCACATGTGGTGACGGACTCGTCCGACCGGTGCGAGAAGAGGTGCAAGCCAATTGGGAGCAGTCCTACTCCCCTCAGAATATGACTGGCTCTCTTCGCCGCACCATTACCAGCCACTCCACCATTACTGATTACGACGGCGTAGACGTCGAGTACGTCGATGGCGCGACGTGGGCAAAGGAGACGGTCCAGTGTCGGCTCCCAGGGGATGTTGGCGCGAAGGTAGAAAAAATAACGCTAGATGGTGTTACCGATCGAACCCGCGCGTGGCGCATTGGCATGCGCCGGAGACGTGCGCTGTTTTACCGTCGCAAAGAGTATTCGTTTTCGACGGAGCTGGACGCGCTCAATAGCAACTATCTGGACCGGATCGCCTTGTTCGGATCTGATCCAGGCTATGGTCAAAGCGCGCTGCTTGTTTCGATCACCTCTAGTGGCGGTGGTATGGCCGTCTTGAGGAGCAGCGAGGCGCTTTCTTGGCACCCGGATGAGCAGCATATCGTTGCCTATCGTCGGCCTGATGGGAAGATGATCGGGCCTTTCGAGGCTGCGCCCGGGGCAGACGAGTATGAAGTCCTCGCTGCAATTCCTCAGCCATGGCCCGCCATCAGCCTCAGCCAAGAACTGCCGCATCTGTATTTTGGCAAGGCTGAAACGTTTGTCTTTCCGGCCCTAGTGACAGGCGTTAACCCGAGAGGAAGTTTTGAGGTTTCCGTTTCTGCTGTGAACTATGACGCGCGCGTCTACGACTCCGACAACGACTTCCCCCCTGCATAGCGTCTCCATCATCAATCCAGGCCCCTTCAAAGGGGCCTTTTATTTTGGGCAAGAGAATGACGACCTACAAAACTGGCAACGCGCTCGGCAGTACGGCGGTCAAAGACCTCTATGACAACGCCGAGAATTTGGATGTCGCCACCAATTCAACCGCTAGCAGAACGTGGGAAGACCGCCTCGGAGCTACGCGCAGAACTTGGTGGGGCATTGAGCAGAGCTTCGAAGACTTCTTGCTTACAGCAGGCTATCAGGACATAGGAGATTACGCCGCCGGGCTCCATATAACGGCGCGGAACCAGATATTCTCGAAGGACGGGGAACTGTATCGAGCTGGCGCAAGCTTGGTCCTTCCGTACACCACGTCTGGTGACTGGGGCGCAGAGGGAAGCAACTTTGTTTCTGTCGGCGATGCCGCGCTGCGGCAGGAGCTGGCAACCGATGATGGTGATTCGCTCATCGGTGTGAAGCAGCCGTTTGCTGGCTCTATTGCTCGCACGCAGCACCAAGTGAATGCCGAGCAGTTCAGTGTGATGGACGCCGGCGCTGTCGGCGATGGCGTCGCGGACGATCGCGGGGCTTTTAACCTCATCAACACGGCCGGCGTGTCCGTGGTGGTGCCGCCGGGCATCTACCGGATCGCCTCCAACATTACATTGACGGGGCACTACACGTTCATGCCTGGCGCAGTGCTAAAGCCCGCGGCTGGCGTCATAGTGACGATGGCCCAGGCCCCCACTGCTGGCCTGTACCAGATATTCGATCGTTCGGCTGGCGGCCTGATCCAGTTCGGGAGCCTCGGCACCGTGGAGGTGTGGGCCGAATGGTGGGGCGCGCAGCCAGTGGCGTCCAAGACGGACAACCAGGTGGCGATCCAACAGGCCTGCGATGCCGTCCAGTGCTTCTATACCGCCGCACCTTTCACGGCTGCGTTGAACAACGACGGCCTGGGCGGCGTCGTTCGGCTGGGGTATTGCGGTCAATACCTGATTTCGCGCGAAATCCAGATCACGAATCGATGCACCATTCGGGGCGCCGGCCGCTACACCGAGGTCAAGGCAAACGCCGCGACCTGGAGCGGGACCACCATGTTTCGTTTCGAGTTCGGCACCAGCTCGCAATTCTTCTGCCGCCTTGAAAACATGTCCGTCAATGCGGGCGACATTGGCGGTATTGGCCAGGCAGTGTACGCGCCAGCCTGGCAGGAAAGCTGCGGCCTGCGCGATGTGATGATTACGAACTACAAAGGCTTCGGCGTCTTTCTGGAGAAAGGCCACAGTGGCGCGGTGGGATGCGTGCTGCGTGATGTCCAGTTGTTCGCCTCGGCCGGCGGAACGGATGATTTCGGAATCTATGCCGATTTCTCGGCCTTCACCGCGGGCTACTACAACCTGGTGCTCGACGGAGTGACGATCATAGGCGGTAGCTCCACTGGTGTCACGGGGCGCGGCGTCAGCGTCAAGGGAAATACGCGCGTCGACGTCAGGGGCCTGCACGTTGGCATGGTCAACCGCGGGGTATACCTGGAAACGAGTTCCGTGCTGATCGGAACGACGCTGGGCGCCGACGTGCACACGCAAAACCTGATTGTCTATGGGACCGGCTGGACCGGCTTTATCGACCTGATGGCGGCAAAGAAGGGGTTGGCGGACAACCTACTCATCAGCGTGTCGGGAACTTGGACGTTGTTCAAGGACTACGAGCCGATCTTCGGGCGGCTGCAATACCCCCATTCTCCTGGCGAGACGGTTGCCTTCGCGAAGGTGACCAACGGCGCCGGAACACCGACGATGACCGCTCGTGGCTTCTCGGCGGTTTCCAAGACTGGCGCTGGCCGCTATCGCTTGGATTTTGATCCAACGAAATGGTCGTCCTTTGCCGGGTCTTCGTATGGGGTGAAGGTCTACCCGAGCGGCATCGCTGGCTTCGTGTCGTATGTGGACACACAGTCGACCAGCTTCGTACTCATCCAGTTCCGCGATACCACTGGCGCGACCGCGGATTGCTCGGACTTTGCCATCGAGATTTACGGAAACCCCAACGCTTGAAGACCAGGATCAGACATGGCTGACGAATACCTTTCAGACGCCTTCATCAAATCCATGCACGCGCGCGTGGTGGCGATGGAGCAAAGCGTTGCCCAGAATACCGATGCTACGGCCCGCAACACCGATGCTATCGAGGCAATCCGGCAGAACACGCAGGACATCATAGACACCTTCCAGGCGCTGGCCGGAGGGTTCAAGGTGCTGCAGGGGCTGGGGCGGCTCGCAAAGCCATTGGCCTACATCGTCGGATTGGTCACGGCGGTCATAACTGCCTACTCGGCATGGCGAGGCATCAAATGAAGCTCGGAACCAAGATCGCTGGCGGTGCGGCCACGCTTGTCGCCAGTGGCGCGCTGGCGCTGTTCTCGCCGACGCTGCAATCCTTCCTCGGCAAGTGGGAAGGAAACGGGCAGAACGTCGTCTACGCCGACAAGCTGGCCGGCGGCCTGCCCACTGTCTGCAAGGGCATCACCAAGCACACCAGCCCCGAGCCGCTGGTGGTCGGCGACTACTGGTCGCCGGATCGCTGTGAAAAGGTCGAGCGCCTGGTTGTGAGCAAGGGGCAGTTGCAGCTTGCCGACTGCATCGACGTGGCGATCAGTCAGCCCATCTTCGACGCGCTGAGCAGCCATGCCCATAACTTCGGCACGCCCGCCACCTGCACGAGCCGGGCAGTGGGCCTGATCAACGTCGGCCGGCTCCGCGAGGGGTGCAATGCCCTGGCTCATGCACCGAACGGCTCGCCGGTCTGGTCCTATGTCACGGCCGCAGACGGGCGAAAGGTGTTCGTGCAGGGCCTATACAACCGGCGCCTGGATGAGGAACGGCTATGTCTTTCGGGTCTGCGCTGACCGGGTGGCGGGGATACGCTGCCGCGGCGCTAGCCGGAGCAGTGATATCTGGCTGTTCGGCCTGGGTTGTCCAGGGCTGGAGGGGAAAGGCGGATCTTGCCGCCGAGGTGGCCGATCGAGCGCTGGAACGTGACGCCCAGGCGCAGGCCACCATTACCGCCGTCGAGGCAGCGAGATCCGAAGAACGGCGGCGCACCGCTGCTGTGGAGAAAACCCGTGATGATGCCCAGAAACTGGCCGCGGCCGCGGCTGCTGATGCTGCTGGCGCTCGTGCTGACCGTGACAGGATGCGCTCCCGCGCAGACTCGCTGGCTCGAGCCGCAGCCGGTCGAGATCCCACGCTTGCCGCCGGAAGCCCGGCAGGAGCCGCTGCCGTCGATCTGCTCGCCTACATGCTCGGCCGCGCTGTCGATCGAGCTGAAGCGCTTGCAGGAATTGCAGACCGTGCCCGTATCGCCGGACTGACATGTGAGCGCGCATACGACAGTCTGACCAGCCCCAAGTAGGCGAACGCCCAGCAGCGGGCTATTATGTCGCCGTGAAATAGCCGGCAACATAATTGAAACAATGAAATTCCAATCAATCCAGACGCTGCGCGCTGTCGCCGCGCTGATGGTGATGGTAATGCACGCGCGCATCGCCGTGTATTGGGCCACCGACCTCTGGTATATCCCGGGCATCAGCGACAATGGCGCGCTCGGGGTGAACCTGTTTTTCTGTATCTCTGGTTTCATCATCTGCCACGTCGTAAGCAAGAGCGACTTCCGGCCAGGCGTCTTCCTCTTGAAGCGGGCCTGGCGCATCGTTCCCCTGTACTGGATCGTCATGGGGCTGGGGTTGTGGTTCTGCCACACTGATCGCTTCTTTATCCATGACCTGGAACGGCTTGGAGATATTGGGATGCTCAAGAGCTTCCTGATTTTCCCGCAGGTCGAACACCCTTTCATCGCGCCGGGCTGGTCCCTGGAGCACGAAATAATCTTCTACGCATTGGCCGCTCTGATCGTGCCGTTCGCGCGCGTGCGAGGCCTGTTCCTGGCCGTGGTCGCGCTCTGGTTCGTGGGGCGGTTCTATAAGGGCTGGGACTACCATCTCTTCGCGGATGCCCACATCTATTTCGCCGGCGGCATTGCATCCTACTGGCTGCGCAAGGCAGATCCAAAGGTTCTGCTGTCGGTGGCCGCGGCCTGTCTGGCGGTAGCCTATGGCGATCTTTACAAGCTGGTGGCGCTGGGCAGCTTCTGGGTGGCCGTTCTATTTAGCGCCGGTTTCTCGGCGCTCATCGCCGGCCTGGTATCGCTGGAATACAAGGGCTTGACGTTCCCGCGCTGGCTGGTTGGCATCGGTAATGCGTCCTTCTCGATCTACCTGGTGCATTGGATCGTGCTGCCCTGGATCGGGCTGGCGGCCTACTATCAAGGCGGCTCGTTGGAGGGATGGCGCTGGGTGGCTGTAGCGGCATCGTTGGCGGCCGGGCTGCTGAGCTACAACCTGATCGAGCGCCCACTGATGGCCTTCGCCCAGTGGGTGGAAAAGCCCAATGCGGGGCGCGGCGAGGTGGCGGAGCCTGAACTGCCGCCGTCCTCTGTGCCGTTGAAGTAGGTTGGGCTATATCAAGGACCCGCGCGGTATCTGCTAAGCCCTGCGGGTCACATCAATGCTCCAGCGATACCCCCGGCAATTCCGACAACCAGCGGATGCGTGAGGAATGCCTGCAGGAGTGATTTTGCTTCCGCCTTTTCTTCCGGGGGCGAGTTGGAATCGTCGATCTTTTTAATCATCTCGTTGATCGCGACCTGAAAATTCATCAGGTTGTGGTCCCCCACCTGAATCCCAGTGGAATTGTGGATGTTGATAGTGGTCGTTTTCGGCGATGATCGCGGCGGAATGGCAGTCGTCTTTTCCAGGTCCAAATTCCAATGCGTCAACCCCAGCCCAGCCGGCCCTTGGTTGAACGTTGCTGTGCGCACGAGATAGGCTTCGTCGTGGCCGCCGGGTAAGGTTCGAAGGATATGGTCTCCTTCGGTCGCATGGAACTTCAAGTCTTTTACGATGAGCGTTCTTGCGGTTAGCGTGCCTCGGAACGGCCCCAATTTTTCACCACGTTGATTTTGCACGTAGACGTCGGCATTGCTCAAATCCATGTCTTCCTCCAGGCGGTCAGTTCGGAAGAATTTGCCATGATCGTAGCGGCTTGTCACGCCCTAGCGCGGCGCCATGCCCTTGCGCAGCTTGCGCGGCTCTTCCAGCAGCTCGGCCGTCGTTTGCTTGAAGTCCACCACACAGGGCTCGACGGCCAGCGCCGCCATCAGGTCGTCGTAAATCTCGCCCACTATGCTGGCTGGCCGCTTCAGGTCGCCGGACACCTGGTTGAGGCGCAGCAGCATCGACCGCATGCGCTTGATCTCCCAGAGGAGGTCGATCACATCGGGGTTCCAGGGCTGGCGCTCGCGGATGGCGCGCAGCTGCTCGGTGGTAAGGGGGTCTTTGAACGGCATGGCGGAAAACACTGGTTGGATGAACAGTGTAATCTGCAATAATCGGGGTCACTTCATAGGGGTTGCCACCAGCCTGTCGGCCGGGAAGGGCACCAGGAAATCCCGTGTCGCATCCGCCGGCGCGGTGAGCCAGTCGCCGTAGGCGCCCTCGGGCAGGATGACGACCATTCGCTTTTCCTTGCCGGCCTGGTGGTAGTCGCGGAACAGTGGATCCTCGTCCGCGTTGATCGTCAGCATGGTGTAGCTCTCCTGCAGCTGGCCGGCGGCGTCGCGCCACCGATCCCACAGGCCGGCGATTCCCAGCGGCGCGCCGTCGGCCCGGGTGAACCGGGTGGCCACCGCGGTGCCCGACCTCCAGTCGGGTTCGAAAATGGCGTCGGCGGGGATGATGCAGTGCTGGGCCCGGCGCCAGGCGTTGCCGAAGGTGAAGGACTTGGCCGCCGTCTCGCTGCGGGCGTTGAACGTCGACAGCTTTCCGGCCTTGTCCAGGCCGTCCGCCTTCGTCATGGCGCTGATCAGCCCCCAGCGGCCGACGACCGCCTCGCGCTCCGGCACCGCCTCGTCGCCAGCGTCATGCTCGACCGGCCGCCGGATGAACACGCCCGGGTAGCGCGGCCACATGTCGTACTTGCCGCCGGCCGGCTTGTTGGGCGCGCCGAACTTCTTGAGCAGCAGCTCGGCGTCCTTCAGGGTCTGGTAGTGGCTGCACATAGGGGCCTCCCGTGGGAAAGGCCAGTATATGGCGGCTCAAGACGCGGCGCGCAGGGCCGCCAGGGCGTTGCGGGCGGTGCCAGCCGCCTCGACGTCGGCGCCGCGGCACGCCAGCAGGTGGTCAGCCCACAGCGCCAGCGCCTCGCGCCGCTCCTTCCAGTAGCTGTACTGGTCGTAGATTCCCTCCACACCCTTGAGCTTGTGGTTCAGGCACATTTCCGAAATGTCGCGGTCGACGCCCAGGGCGCGCATGTGCGATTTCGCGGTCGATCGTAAGTCGTGGGGGGTGAAGGGCCGCACGTTGGGCCTGGCGTTTTCGAACCAGTAGCCGATGGCACCCCAGACGGCATCCTTGCCGATCGGGGCATCGCCACCGCCCTTACGCAGGCGCGCCACGGAGCGCGCCGGCACGATGTAGCGGGAGTCCAGCGCCAGCGCGTCCAGCTCGCGGAACCACTCCACGACAGGCGGCGCCAGGGGGATATCCATGGCCGGCCCGGTCTTGGACGCCGGGATATGCCACAGGCCGGCCCCCAGGCGCTTCACCGTGTGCTGGTCGACGCGGATGTGCTCGCGCAGCGCGGTGGTGAACTCGGACACCCGCACGCAGGTGGCCAGGATGATCCAGACGCTGAGCTGGTTCTGGCGGTTCATGCCGGCGGCGTGCATGACCACGGCCAGCTCGTCGTCGGTCAGCATCAGGCGCACCTTGGCCTTGGGCCGCTTCCCGATCAGGGATTCCAGGCTGATGCCCACGGCTGGGTTGACCTGGATGATGTGCTGGCCCGCGGCGTGCTTGAACATCTCGCGGGTGACGATATACAGGGCCTCGGTCTCGCGCCAGCCCGCGCCGGTGGCGAATCCGTCCTTCGTCTTGCGGACCAGGTCGATGACGTCGCCTGGCGCGACCCCATCGACGGCACGGCTGCGCCAGTCCTTCCCTATCCGGCGCAGCTGGCGCTCGTACAGCTTCTGGCTATTGGGCGCCAGGTGGCGCAGCACCTTGGCGCGGTAGTCGTCGGCCAGCCATTCGATGGTCTTGGCGGCACGGGCCTTCTGCTTGGCTTCCCGCTTCTCGGCGGCCGGGTCTTTGCCGGCGTCGATCATGGCGCGCAGCCGGCTGGCCTCCTTGCGCGCTTCAGCCAGGGTGATATCCGGGTAGTTGCCGATGGTGGCCTCGGCCCGCCGGCCGGGCATGCGGTAGCGCAGCACCCAGGCGGCGGTGCCCGCCTTGGACAGGGTGAAGGTCAGGCCGCCGCCGTCGGACTTGGCCAGCGGCGCGCCGGCGCGGATCCAGCTCTTGATCTGGACGTCGGTCAGCAGGCCTTGCAATACGCGCTTCGTCGCCATGGTTCCCTCGGTTTTGGGTAGCTGGGCGGGCTGGCTACCCATCTAGCTACCCATTTTTCGTGAGCTGGGAGGATAACGCCTGAGAAGTCAGGAAAGAAAGCCGCGAGGATTTATGCGGCTTTCAGAGGGGGGGTGATAGGTGGTGAGAAGTCCGGAGCATCAGACCAAGATTATGTCGTACTTTTCCTGCGAATACGTGCTCTCGACTTCCAGCGACACCCGCTTGCCCACGAAGTCGCCCAGCATCGCCAGGTGCTGGCTTTCCTCTTCCAGGAACAGGTCCACCACGTCCTGCGACGCCAGGATGCGGAATTCCTTGGGATTGAACTGGCGCGCCTCGCGCAGGATCTCGCGCAGGATCTCGTAGCAGACCGTGCGCGGCGTGCGCACGTTGCCGCGCGACTCGCACATGGGGCAGGGCTCGCATAGCTGGTGCGCCAGCGAATCACGGGTGCGCTTGCGTGTCATCTCCACCAGGCCCAGCTGCGTGAAGCCATTGACCGTCATGCGGGTGCGGTCGCGCGCCAGCGCCTTCTTCAGTTCGGCCAGCACGGTCTCGCGGTGCTCCTGTTCCTCCATGTCGATGAAATCCAGGATCACGATGCCGCCCAGGTTGCGCAGCCGCAATTGACGGGCAATGGCCTGCGCGGCTTCCAGATTGGTCTTGAAGATGGTGTCGTCGAAGTTGCGGCCGCCGACGAAGCCGCCGGTATTGACGTCGACCGTGGTCAACGCCTCGGTCTGGTCGATGATCAGGTAGCCGCCCGACTTCAGGTCGACGCGGCGCGACAGGGCCCGCGCAATCTCCTCGTCGACATTGGCCGTATCGAACAGGGGGCGCTCTCCGCTGTAATGCTGGATGCGATCGACCACGGAAGGCGTATAGACGCGGGCCCATTCCAGCATCGCCGCGGTGGTGGTGCGCGAGTCGACCAGGATGGCGCCCGTCGACGGCCCCACCATGTCGCGCAGCACTCTCTGCGCCAGTGTCAGGTCCTGGTGCAGCAGCGCCGGCGCCGGTTGGGTGCGGGCCGCGGCCTGCACACTGGTCCAGAGCTTGCGCAGGTATTCCAGGTCGGCCGCCAGTTCCTCGTCATTGGCGCCTTCGGCCTGGGTGCGCACGATGAAGCCGCCTTTTTCCTCGCTAGGCATCAACGCCTGCAGCCGCTCGCGCAGTTGGATGCGCTCGGACTCCGAGTCGATCTTCTGCGAAATGCCGATGTGCGGATCGTGCGGCAGGTACACCAGCATGCGGCCGGCCATGCTGATCTGCGTCGACAGGCGGGCGCCCTTGGTGCCCAGGGGATCCTTGACCACCTGGACCATGATGGTCTGCCCCTCGAACAGCAGTTTTTCGATGGGCGTCGGCGTCAGGCCCTGGCTGCGCTCGCCCCGGTTCTCGCGCAGGTCCGCGATGTGGATGAAGGCGGCCCGCTCCAGGCCGATGTCGATGAAGGCGCTCTGCATGCCCGGCAGCACCCGGACCACGCGTCCCAGGTAGATATTGCCGACGTGCCCGCGCTGGATGCTGCGTTCCACGTGCAGCTCCTGCACCGATCCTTGCTCGACCAGCGCGACGCGGGTCTCGAAAGGCGTGACGTTGATCAGGATATCTTCGCTCAACGCGATGGTGGGGGGCATGGGGGCATCTTCTCCAAGTTAAGGGCAGTGCGGCGCAAGGCGAATAGTAAACGTACCGGCGCGCCGGGCAAGCGGCGCGGCGCCCTGCTGGCGAGATCGCCTATCCATATGGATAAGAGGGGGGCGAGGGAGGCGCCCTATATATCTATATAGATAGGGAAGACTGCGCCATCGGCACGCGGGCACACAACGCTATCTATATAGAGAGACGAGGCGTTGGACAAGTGCGCGAGCAGGGAACGGACGGCCCGCGGGCGGCTTGCGTTCCGACGTCCTGCAAAATTCATCAGTCTTTTGCGTCCGGCGTGTGACAGTCGAAAATTCTGTGCTATAGTCTCGCTCCTTCGCAGTTCAAGCAGATTTGTTGAGCGGCGGGGCCAGGCAAGTGCAACGGATCCGAGTGCTACGGCAAGCGGATCTGCCGCAGGGCAGCAAGGCGGTGAG